GTGGATCAAACACCTCTATAGCGCCTAAAGGCGATACATCAGCTGGTTCATACGCTGCGGCCTCGGTTACTGGTCGAATCGGACTAGTAACAGGTGGTGTCGACGGTAATGCGAGTATGACCTCAAGTGCTCAAAATCCTCCCTACCTAGTGGTAAACTATATAATCAAAGCTGCATGAGTTTACTTCTATTGCTTAATCCTAAGCAGTATGGCGGAACGGTTGTTACACCGGATACGAGTGACATTCTTGACGTATACAGGAAAAGGCGTAAAAAGCGTGAGGATGACGCCCTAGAGGAAATAATAGCAGCGCAGCTCCTCCAGGCTAGGCAAAAAGATATTGTATTACCGACTGAATTAGACCCGATAAAGCTAGGTGCAATTCTTAAATCAAAATTGTATGATGATGTGCGACCGGGGGAAATTAAGGGCGATGAGCGAACGAAACGAATTCGCTATCTACTAATGGCCTTAGCTCTGGATGATTGATGAAATACAAACTGTTTCAGTATTGTCACGAACAACAAAAAGTAGTGCCCATTGAAGAAGTAGCAAAACGAGCACAATCAAACGCTCGTGACTTATTCATTCAAGATGAGATGGAACCTACCCGCAATCCATTGAATCCAAAAGAGATTTATACAAGTAAGAGCAAATTAAGAGCAGCATACAGGGCCGCTGGCGCTATAGAAGTGGGTGACGCTTACGACAAAGGCTATCAGTCTGACCGGGAATCGGGACGTACTGAACGTGACTTAGTAAGCAAATTAAAAAACGCAATGATAGACAGGTACCGCAATGGACGATAACAACCAAGAAATAGAAAGCACAGAAGTGACCCCAGAGCGAGAAATGGCTGAGGTTTCAATTCGGCAAGCTCTGAGCAAGCAATTTAAACAACAAGAAGAGCAAGAAAGTACAGAGGAAGCTGTTGAGGAAAATGAGACAGAGAGTGAGCCAACAGCACAAACGCCTGCTCCAGTAACGGAAAAGGTACCGCTTGCGCCACCAGCTGACATGAACAAAGCGGAGAAAGAGGCTTTTCTTAATCCTACTTCCGAAAATGCTCATATCCTTCAATCCTATTTAAATCGCAGGGCGTACGAGACTCGCACCCAATACGACAAGAAAGCACAGGAACTCAATCAACTCAGAGAGCAAACATCGAGCGTTTATAACGTACTAAAGCAATATGAGGACGAATACGCTAGAGACGGAATTAGCGTTGCCGATGTTACTCGACGATCCGTGGCATGGGACAAAGCCATGCAAAACAACCCAGTAGAAACTGCCATTGAATGGCTCGGTGCCTATGGTTTGTCGGTAGAGGATTTATTCGATCATTCTGTTCATAAAGGTCAAACACCGTCTCAGCCACAAAACTATCTGACACGAGAAGAGGCTGAAAAGATTGCAGAGGACAGGTACAAGGCTATTCAACAAGACCAGGAAAAAAAGGCTGTTGAGTACATGAACCAACGCACTGTAGAATCATTTATGAGTCGGAAGCCTCTGTTCCGTGACCCTGAAACAGCTTCGCAGTTAGAAGCTGAGATGGCACCCGTGGTACAGGCTTTATCCACTACAGGTCGTTATAGCTCGACAGACGAGATCCTAGAGACGGCCTATAATTACGTGGTAAACGGCAATCCGACGTTCTCTGGATTGATGCAAAAACTCCAGGCAACGCCGACAATACAGCAGCAACAAGTAGCCACAGAAAAGGCGAAAAAGGCTGCTAAATCAATATCTGGCTCCGCTGGCAGTGGAACTCCCAGGATCGTAACGAAAGATATTCGGGACAACCTGCGGCGTCGCCTTTCTGGAGAATAGCCAACAAAGTTGTCCCATAAACTAAAGGGATAACTAAAATGGCTAATCTTGAAGAAGCAATTGTAGCTACTCTTTTCGATCAGTCGGATGCTATTGCGGACGAGGTGCTTCACCATAACCCGCTTCTTGCTTCGCTTGACGATCAGGGTCTTATTCGTAAATTTTCCGGTGGATATGAACTCCGAAAGCCAATCATGTACAATGATGCAGCTGTAGGTGGTTTCTACTCTGGATTTGATTCTTTTGACCTTTCCGCTATCGACGATGCAACCGCATTTCGATTCGCTATCAAACAGGTTTATGAGCCTGTAGCGATTTCGGGACGTGATCGTCGTGCTAACCGTGATGAGGCTCAACTTCTTGATCTCGCAGAGATGAAGATGAAGGCTGCTATCAGCCGGCTCAAGAATACTGTTTCTACCTCTCTTCGTGGAGATGGAACTGGTTCGGGAGGACTTGAGTTTGACGGTATTAAGAAGGCAGTTTCTACTTCTCCTTCGTCCGGTACATACGGAACGATTGACCGTACAGCTAATACCTGGGCTCGTAACATTGCTCAGAATACAACTCTTTCCGCTTCCAATGTTCAGGAGACTATCACTGACCTGATTTCTCAGGTAACTCGTGGTGATGAGCAGCCTGATCTTGGACTTATGGATCGAACAGCTTGGAAGTATCTTCACAGCTCTCTGACTGCCATTCAGCGTATTCAGCTCCCAACCAAAAAGGCGGTAGCTGGTTTCCGTGTATTGCAGTATGACGGTTGCGATTTCGTGTTTGACGGTGGATATGGTTCTTCTGTACTTGAGACCAATTCTTGCCGACTTCTGAACACGAAGTATTGGACTTTCGACATGGTTCGTGGCGCTGACTTCAAGCCTCTCGCTCCAGAGATGGCTCGACCAGTGGATCAGGATGCTTTCTTCACGGTTATTATCGTTGAAGGAAACCTTTGCTGCTCCGCTCCTGCGCTTCAAGCTGTTATTTACGCTTAATTAGGGAGGTAACAGATTATGTCAGGATCAGGATCATTTGGAGTAAACTATACGAAGTCATTCGATGCTTCGTCAGTGCCAACTCTTCCAGCTTCGCTTGGTGCGGTTGGAAGCAGCCCAGAGGGTATTTTTATCTTCTGCAAAGCTGGTGAGGCTCTTACGCAGTATGATTGGGTTTCAATCAAGGATGATTACTCTGTCGTTCAGATGGACAATACCGAGGCAGCTGTCACTCCTCGTTATTTTGGAGCCGTTCAAGTAGCTGCTTCAACTAACGAGTATGTGTGGGTGTGGGTAGGTGGTGATGCTGGTGGAGGAAGTGGATCGGGAATCAAAGCTCGATTTATCAACTACACTGGCAAAGCTACAGTTTACACAACCGCAACTGGTGGTGTAGCTGATGACGCTTCCGGCGGATCGTTCGTCAAATTGCCTAACGTGCTTGGACTTACAACGGTTGGTGCTACTGCGGCAGCCGCTGAGGTTCAATCATGGGGTGTATTGCGACTCGGCAACTAATAACATGGGGGGTGTAAAAGCCCCCCACATTTGCGAGGGCTTATGCCAAGTACAATCAATCTGATCGGGCTCGGTATGCCACCGGAGCAAGCTGTGGAGGTGTCAAACGGCACTTTCACAACGGTTACGAGCACCAACGCTGTAGTTGCTACAGCAGGTGGCGTTCGTACCAAAATGGCAATTAACAATGTAAACGACACTACCCCAACAAATGCAGAGCTTACGACTTCGTTCGGTGCTCCTGCTACTGTCGGGACTGGATTCGTAGGTATTGTGAAAGATAACGACACTGACACTAACTGCTTCGTAGTTGTGTCAAATGGCGTAACTTTCTACTACCTTAAATTCACCAAGGCGTTGTAGTTACAAGGGGGGAGAAATCCCCCCTATTTTTATTGAGGTACCATGCCAGATTTTACACCTTCTAATCCAACCGCTCTGTTTTCCGCTCGACGTGTTGCGGCTGTTACTCCTTCCGATTCTACTGATCTCACTGGCTGTAGAGCTTTGTGGGTTGGTGGAGCCGGTATTGTAAGCCTTAAATGCGTTGATGATTCCGCAGCTGTTTCACTGACTGTACCAGCGGGGACACTTTTACCGGTGTTTGCTAAAAATGTTATGGCGGCAACCACTGCAACTCTTATTGTTGCTTTGTACTAGTATGATTATCGGCACTGCTATAAGTGTTTGTCGCATAGGCAAAGCACCTCCACCGTTTGTTCCATCGGACCTAGGCAGTATGAGCCTATGGTTTGATGCCGCAGATGCCGCAACAGTTTCACTGTCTGGTTCGAATGTTACGCAGTGGAACGACAAAAGCGGGAACGGTAAAAATGCTGTCCAATCTAGTGCAACTTTACGTCCCACCTACACAGCTAATTTATTGAACGGCAAAGGTGGTCTTACCTACGATGGAGTGAATGATTGTTTGCAGGTAGCAAGTTTTGTAACGAAACCATTCGTTACCGCTTTCATTGTCACAAAAACCACTAATGCAAATCCATTTTTTATGGAACAGGGTCCAAATGTAAACACTAATGATGGTTTTTATATTTTTGGCGCTACTGCTTATGCAGCATCTACAAGAAGAAGCCCAAATTTTAATTTTGCTTCTGCACCTGTAAATTGGTTGGGTAGCACTGATGCAATAATTTCATATCTTTCAACGGCTACACCTGCCGTAGCGGGCTCCATATATTCTATATGGAAGAACGGAACCACTGTCAGTTTGACTCAAAGCACCTCTACAACGGTTGGGAATACTAATACGACAGACACTCTGAATATCGGCGCTCGAAACAACGGAAGCGCAATTCCCATGAATGGCAATTTACATGAAATAATAATTTATGCGGCTGAATTAAGCACAACCAATCGTCAAAAGGTGGAAGGATACCTAGCTAACAAATGGGGTTTGACGGCTAATCTACCTAGCGATCACCCGTATAAGAACGCTGCACCTTAACCCCTTATGAATACATCAGACTATGCTATAACTGGTGCCATAAACGTCTATTCTCGATGGAGAGAACAATGGCACAAATAGACTGGCAAAGCATCATGTCAGGCAACTCACAGCCGAAGAAGCGGTATTCTGGCGCTAACATCAAATTTTTCTACGCTTACAACGAGAATCGAGAAAAATCTATGAAAGAGGGGCGACCTATTTTTGATGAGATCCCCTCGATATCGATTCAATGGCCAGGCATGGACGAAACAGTCCGACGCATCGAGCCGCAGGACATGCAGGAGTATCCCGAAATGTATGCCCGTTTTAAGGCTGGTAGCGAGCCTGTAACGGAAGGGACTCCCATAGCTGAGTGGCCACAGATGAGTGGTTCAGCGATGCGTGAGCTTCAATACCTTGGCTTTAAAACGGTCGAGCAACTTGCGGCCGCTACAGATGAGGCTAAACGCAAACTTGGACCCTTGTCTAAGTTTGTGAAACTGGCAAAAGATTGGTTAGACGCAGCTAAAAGCGACCAGAATGAGGTAGTAAAACTCCGTCAGTTGCTTGAGCGAGAGCAAGCAAGAACAGAAGGTTTGGAGCACAAACTTGAGCTGTTATTGCAACGAGTTGAAGCAAACGAGGGTATCGACCTTCGTGCAACACGAAAGGAGGTGATCCGATCCATTCCTGATGAGGCTTTGGAAGAAGGGATCATCGAGGCTCAAGACGAGCTTGAGTCGGCCCCACGAACACGAGGTAGACCAAGAAAAGTATGACGATTGCCACGGTTATTACGAATGTTGCAAACGAGGCTGGCTACACGGTTGAGTCAAACATATTGACTTCAAACGAAACGACCACCAAACAACTCCTCGCTATCGCAAATCGTATTAACCGTGACATGTTTGAGGCATATCCTTGGCCTAAGTGTTATGCTTCCGGCTCTATCACGCTGGCGGGTGGCACGGCAACGTACGCCTTACCAGCTGCATTTTCCTACTATCATTACGAAACCTTTTGGAATTCATCGACTCGTTGGAGAGTACTTGGTCCGATGAGCGAGCAAGAATACGCCGATATTCGAGGTTTTGGACTTAATCCAACAATTTATCAACGCTTTCAAATAAGGGGTATTTCAAACGATCAGTTGCTGATCAGTCCAACGCCTGGAGCGAATAACAATGGCGATGTTATCATCTTTGAGTATATCGCTGATCGAAGCGTACGGCCTAAAACATGGACTGCTTCAACGTCATTTGCTGCTAATAGCTATTGTTTTTACAATGGCAATTACTATCAAACGACAGCTGGAGGAACTACCGGAAGCACAGCGCCTACACATACTAGCGGCTCTATTTCAGATGGTGGCGTTACTTGGACCTATTATAGTGGTCCTTATAATACTTTTCTTGCTGACACTGATTTAAGCATATTTAATGAGAAGTTATTAGAGCAAGGAATACTAGAGCGATTCGCCGAAATTCACGGTTTAGACGGTATTCGACCACGCTTCGACATGCAGTTACACGAAGAGTTTAGTCGTGATCAAGTTGGAAAAATTATTTACGCAGGTGGTCAAACTAAACCAAACATTTTCGCACGGAGTGGTGTAGCAGTATTTGGAACGTGGATTTAATATGAACGGACAAGAGCCACAAGTAACACGCACTGATCCACGAGCCTATTATCTTTGGTTACAGACTCAAGGTGCATCTCCCATGCAAGCCGTGCAGATGGTGGAGCAAAGATTTGGAGCGCCAAAATCACCAGAAGAGCAAGCTAGAAGCCAAGCTAGTCAACAGCAACAACAAGCGTTGGCACAAACCGGAGGCTTAGTCGGTGGGACGCTTTTAGCAACGCAGGGAGTGCCCTACGTGGCTGGTTTGTTTGGTAGCGGTGCTGGCGCTGGAGCAGCTGGTGCGACTGGTGCTGGAACTGTGGCAACGCCAACTCTTTTAGGTGCTACGACTACAGGTGGAGCAGCTGCAGGTGGAGGAG